GAAGTCTTCAGAGAACTGAAAACCGTCATGGGCAGAGTTCCAAGGATAATAAACCTGTCGGATTGTATCCTTGTTAGCATAAGAAACCGTATCGGACAAGTTAGCACCACTGTCACCGAACCACTTAAACTTCGTAGCACCGTAACTGTCTCTAATTTGCTCGACGATCATTCTTCCACCAGTCCCAGCACCTACACCGCCACCCCATGGCTTCTTTTTAGCCATAAGAGCTTTGAGTAGAGGACGCTGCTGTGAAATCTGATCAATAGGTTTATTTTTCAGAAAATTCGCTAAAGAGACGTATCCTAACTGAGTGATATCACCACTAGTTAGTACGCCAGCATTAACAGTTGTTGCCGTCATAATAAATATTCCTAGTCAATAGTTTTGCACTAATGTGCGCCGAACAGGGTGACTACACGAAAGTCTATACGTGCTATTGGCGATGAACCCAACTATCATCTTTCCTGTTATTATTCCCTCATAGCCTCAAGATGCGCTTTTAGAAACTCTGGAGTTACTTCAGCCGTATCGAGGTCCTTTGGAGGTATTGCTCCGCCGCTAGTTCTACTGGGTGCTAGGGGCCCAGACTTTTTGCTAGCATTTCCATTCGTGGTAGCGGCACTCATTCCACGCGAAAGAATATTATACTGTTGTTGAAGAGAGGGTAACCAATTATCCGGTGAGATATTAGATGCTGCTAGTTCTCTCCCTACATCTAGCATGATATCCTTTTTAGCTGCATAGTCAGCATCTGAAGAGGATATATTCTTTTCCCACTGCTCTATATCGTTATATGCCCTATCTTTTAACGTTGACATCTGCTGCTGGTATTGATGCTGCTGAGAGTTAGCCTGAGCAAACCTCTCTTGAGCTTGATGTTGAGAATGCTCACCAACACGCTCTGTCGCTAAACGGTTGGCCCAATCTTCACTGATCTCTAGATTATCTACCGCCTTGTTTAAGTCTTCAAAATCAGAGTATGAAGACGCTTCATTGTTGGTCTTATTTACCCCTAGAGCTTCGCCAATTTTGTCAGCAAATTGATCTAAAGATTTTAAAGCGCCCTGAGCGGCATCGTAATTTCCCGAATTCAGGTTTCTAAATAACTCAGCAGCCCACTGTAGTTGCTCAGGATTGGTTGTGCTTTCATGAATATACTGGTGCAGTTGTTTGGACTGCTCAAGGCCGCTGTTTGTCTCTTCTAGCTCCTTAGCTCTGTTAATCCAGTGCTCAAACCTGTCCTGTGCTTTAGGTTTTAAATTGCCATAAACCTCGGCATCTTCTTCTGTTAGGTCTGTCCGCGCTTTGCGCTCCTCGCTTGGCTGAACTGCTTCTTCTGTTGCTTTAGATGCTTCTGCGCTAACCTCTCCACCGCTGGATTCTTCTTGTGCTGCCTCAGCTTCTTGGTAGGTGGGAGAGTCAGCGTGGGTCGCAGACTGCTCTGGCTCGATGGATTCTGTGGGTTCATTAGTCACAACCTCCTCTTTGGCTTCAACCTCAGGTGGGTCTGATTCATGCATTTCATTAAATGTATTTTGCATTAACTCATAAGTACTATCCCATTGCTCTGCATGGGTAACCTCTTTCTGTTCTTCGGCCATTTACATTTCTCCCTGTGGTTCTCGATATTCATTACGAGTACGCTGAGCAACTCTATTTCCCGGCGCATTTACTGTTTCATTTAACTCCTGCGGTGGTGCCATAACCTGCGATTTTATTTTAGCGCCCGCTCCTGTGGGATCGCCCATCATCTCCTGCATACCTGCTGTTTGCATTAACCATTGCTGGATACCCTCTGGCAACGGTGGTAAGAATTTACCAATTTCAATACGCTCATCAAATCGCTTCAATGTCTCTTCTAGTAATTGAATATAAGGATTGAATTGATCTGGAATACCAGTTTGCCTCATTGATTGAATCATCTGTAGGTTTTGCATTATAATAGGCATAATCTCAGTCCACCGCATGCGTTCTACATTCTCATCAGGCATGCCAGTACTACCTGCTTTTATAACACAATTAATATTATTGTACATCTTCTCCTTGCCCATCTCCATAACAGGCCAAAACGCTCTAGGTCCTGCAACCTCGAAAACCATCTCAGGCGACATCTCTTGTATTAAGATTTCCAAACTATACTTAGCTACCTTATGTAACCAACCTTCTACTTGGTCTACCTTCTCGTGAATTCTAGTAGCCAAACCTTCATTCTGAATATTAGCTTCTGTTGCTGTCTTAGCTCTAGAAACACCACCACGTTGCGCATCACCTAGACCGCTGATCCATTCCATATCTGAACGAATAGGAGTAGTATCGTAAACAATTGGATTCATTGGCGGGGGAACAGCAGGTTGAAAAACCTGACTAACACCTTGACCACCAGCATTGATCAAAGCTATCTCACCCATTCTTGCATTGCTAAAAACCTCTATATCCTCGTAGTTTACACGAGAAGCATCGGCAACAAAGAATGGTGCAGACAACTCTCTATGTTTGGCCATCTGTGTTCTAATAGTATTATATTCATCTTGCAAAGCCATTAGCAACTCTGTTTCTGCTATGGGCCATTCCTGTCCATCAATCCAATTAAGACCAAGAATAAAATAAGGGAAAAAATCAGAACCTAACTTGCTAGGATGTAACGGCTCCTTTATCCACTGTGATCCACCCTCTATCCATGTGTATACTGTCTGAGTAGTTTTATCCCAGTACTCCCAAACCGCTAAAGCTAAATTAACGTCGTCGTCAGTAGCTGCAGAGTATGTAGCATCTTCTTTTGTTAATCTATTTTGTATACCAGCTGCTGTTCTTTTGTAAATAACAAAATCACCAATCTCTTCTTTGGTTAATTGAAAACGATCCATAGCATCACTAGGTGTCATCCAAGTAACATTAGCCATCCACTGGGCTGACTCGTAGTCCTGTAAAGAATCTAATGACGTATCCATGCGGAAGTCTTCAGGCCTAACAAAGCCTAGATTCAAACCCTCGCGTTGCATTACATCGACATTAGCTTCTAGACCGCCAATGATATTAGTGATCTCCTCTACTAACTCATCCTTGTCACCGCTATAATTATCTTCAGATTGCAATCTAATGATATCATCCTGCATCCTTGCTAAACTATCTTGTGCATCTTTCAACTGCCTACTAACTAATGGGTCAGTGAAATAATCACGTTGGTATGTAACCTTAACGATACCAATCTTACTAGTCATACAGGAACGTAATATCTGTTTAGCAATCCTCTTGAGCTGCGCCTTCTCCAAGCAATTATTTAAAACCAATTCAGCAGTCTGCGCAAACAAATCATAGGGTCGGTAATCGTAACCCTCTGGTTCTACAACTTTCATAGGTCTAATTTTTATCTCAGGATTCTGAGCATAGATATGAGGAAGCAATCCCTGCAGTGTCGCGTGAATTAAATTGCCCTTAATAAGCCTACCACCCTCTTGAACAGCTTGAGTCGATGTCATAATATTTGAGCGACTATTTAAGCGGCCCAACGCATACTTCCTGGCGAAATCAATTTGTCGGTAGTAACCTTTCCACTTTGTATATGATAACTCTACATTTTTCTGGAACTTTCGGATTAACCCCTTTGAATCAGTAGGAATATTAGGATACATCCCCGAGCCGGGTGGTAACTGAAGATCTAAATCTGCCATTCTTCATCCTCTTTATATAATTTATCTAACTGATCTAACCAAGCTATTGTAAACTTCGCTGGTGCTACTTCTTTCTTTTTCGGTTTTACCGTTCTAGCTCTACGTATCATAAGACCATATCGCGTAGCATCAAATAAATGATCTTCCGCGCTTGTATCAATATCTTCTATCCTCTTGGGGTCTGCAGGTAGTGATGGAACAGTTCGTAACCAATGCTTGCAAGTATTAAAAACCTTTAGGTTCTCGTTAGCCAAGCGATCAACAATTTCCTGTAAACCCTGGATCCTAGATCCCGGACCTTTCGAGCTAGGCTCCCACACAACACCATAATCAGCAAATACGTCTGCAACACTTTTACTGCGACCGTCACGCATGAAGATCGAAGAATCCGCCACGTTACTTTTGAATCTAATACCATTTTTCCTCTCTGCGCTTTCAGCACTTAGTATCTCCCTTGCTATTTCTTCAATTGGTGATTCATCACCCCTGTTCGGTCTAGAGCTCCAATAACGTTCTTTGTATATATAGATTATACCATCATAATCCTGCGTAAACCAGACGCATCCAGCTGGAGACTTGTAGCCATGATCGTAAGACTTCCACCTTTTCCATTCCAATGGAATCTCAAACGGTTCCACAACATGTATCTTTGGATCCCATACGCCTTCGAAGAAAGCACCCGGTGCAATGTTCCAATCTCCATCTAACCACGC